TTTACTATAACTTCTATTTCTTATTTAACTGCACGACGTATATTTTATTATCCATTTATTGAAAGTAAGAATGATAATAAACCAATTTTATATTCAGAATATTTTATAGAAACAATACTACCACTACCAACATATATGTTTACATTCCCTATAGCATTTTATACAGATATTATTCTAATGGAAAAATATATAAGAAATATACCAATTAATACATATGAATCATTGCCACTTTTTCCATTTACAAATAGTGATTATAGATTGAAAAAGAAATATCTTAATTAATTATAAATATGAGTAGTACATTGAATACGATACAGACATATTTACATAAAATAAATCAAAATAATATATTTCTTGGATTAACTATGATTTTAATGAATATAGGTAGTCGTTATATTGAAGTTCAATTATCATCAAATCATAAAAAGTTTTTTTCATCTAAGTTTGGTCAATATTTATTCTTATTTATAATTGTTTTTACTGCAACACGTGATGTATTACTATCATTAATGGTAACAATAATTTTCATTATAGTTGTATTAAATCTATTTCATGAAGAAAGCAAATTATGTATTCTTCCTAAGTCATTTACAGAAATTGACACAAATAAGGATGGTGAATTATCACCAGAAGAAATAAAGCAAGCTTATCTTAAACTTAAATCACAAGGTAAAATAGATTAATGAATTAATAAATCTCTAAATATTACATTTATATTTAGATATTTATAAAGATAATGTAGATGAAGATGATTTAGATGGTTTTTGAAATATTGTCTTCTTACGTGAACCACGTTCAGTTCTACTAATGATTTCAGATAAACTTTCATCTCTATTTGTTGTAGAACTCTTCAAATCATCTAATATTTCATCTAGTCCTTGTGGTGCAGGAATAGATTTACCTCTAGGAGCAGATGATACTACATTTATTGAACTTTGACTACGAATATCATTATTAGGAACTGGTCGTGGAGCATAAGGTGGTAAATCATTTGCAGGTGGTGTTCGTGGACGACCCATTTGTGCCATATTGTTCATCATTGATGCAGCTTGTCTTTGTTCAGCAGGCATTTGATTTACTGCAGCGTTAGCAAATTGTCTCATTAATTCTGGATTTTGTTTCAATATATCTTCAATACCAGCTGGTGCTGACTTAAACATAGAATTTGACAAATGATACATAAAACCTGAACCAACAACCATATATAGTAAACGTAATTCCGGTGCAACGTGACCTTTAGAACCATACTTTTCATGTAATTCTTCAAATACTTCATCATAATCATTTATATTTTCATATACACTTTCACTCCAACCTTTTAATTGAAAATTGAAAAAATTATAACTATCATTAACATATTCAGCACCAGTAACAAATGTCATTAACATTTGTCTTTGGAATTTAATAGATGATTCAACTTGTCTTTCTCTTTTTATACGATTCAATTCATATTTCATTTCTTCTAAATCATTAGACATATTGAACCGCTTAATACCTTGAACACCTAAACGTCTCATCTTTTCTAATTGATATAAGACTTCTTCTTTTTCTCTTCTTTCATCTTCATATGAACGCGATGGACGACTATCATAGTCGTTATATTCATTTCTTGAACGTCTATCACTTCTATCATCATCTCTTAAACTTCTATGACTATCAACATCATTATCTCTATCGGATGATGGTTTAATATCGTCTAAAAAGGTTTCTTTTTTATCATTTGATGATGAAGTTGGAATATCATCATCTAAATTCATTCTACTCATTAATTGTTCTATATTTTCTTGACTCTTATTACTTTTTGATAATAGATTATTAAAATCTAAATCATCATCTTCTTTTTCAAAGTCTATAATTGGTTTTGAAACATCTTCATTTTTTGGAGTTGATGGTTGAGATGTATCACCTTTACGTTGTTTATCTGGATTTACTAATAAGTCTAAGCCTATATTGACATTTTTATTTGAAATTACGTCCATATCTATCTTTCTATCCTGTGAGTTCTTTTTAATATTAATTTGAACATTTTCATCATCATCTAATGATACTGTCTTTTTTTTAAAAGAAAACGCACTATTAGAAGTCATTATTACATTTCTTCTAGAAAACTGTTTTTAAATCTATACGCAAGAGATTTATTTTTTCTTTTTATTCATAGATTTATGATATGTTAAACCTTGTAAATAACAATCCGCCAAATCATCCATCTTCTTATTCTTCTCAAAATAATCAATCCATAAACTATTATCTCTCTTTAGAAAAAATCTAGTATATTCTACAGATAAATATTTGCGTAATGTATATCCACTCTTACCTTTAGAATCTATTTCAGGACCATCATATATATCTAATTTTTTATTAGCATTAAATAGTGCTATATTTTTAGCACCATTTATTAAACAATGAGAATATATGAACATTTGTACTGATTTCATTGTTGGATTTTTTAATACTGGTTGATTTTCTAAAACAACTATATCACAACTTTTTATATCATCAATATAATTATCTAATACTCTTTTTATACTAGTACATAAACTGAATAATGGTTCTTTTATTACAGGCTTACTTTTCTTCAATTGACTTCTAGGATGTTGACTAATTGGATATAATAAATCAAAACTTTTAATACAAGTTTTTTTATCACAACAATATTTACCATTTGCTATAATAGAAGCAACTTTTTCACATTTTTTTTCTTTATTATTGATCATTTCACAGAAATTTTGTGAATCTTCTAATACATTAATAACATTCCATTTATAAATAGAATGACTATTATTAGCATCTATATCTAATATACAGAATGCTAAATGCTTAATACCAATATCAAATGAAGCTATTCGCATTTAATTATGATATATTATACAAGATAATCTTTAATTATATTATGAATAGATTGAGAGATATATCATTAATACTAATAGGAGGTCTACTTTTCTATTTTATTGATATATTAACTTCAGGTGGAATATATAAAAATTGTTTTGATAATTTATTATTTCATTTATTGTCATTAATACATCATATATATAATGTATTTTTACAATTTGGGTGGCTTTCAAATGATATTATCATATTACACATTTATTTAGCAATTAATATATTAACTATATTACATTGGATTACTAATAATGATTTATGTATATTAACAGAAGGTGTTAATAGTATGTGTGGATTTTCAAAAAATAAATATTTTAGAGATATATGGTATTTTACTGGTATTAAGAAGTTTAAATATTATATATTATCGCGGTATATATACATATTTATAACGAGTATGATAGCAATTTATAAAATAAAAAAAGAGTCTATCATATAATCGTACAATTATTATAATTATTTTTAGTGCTAATATCATTATTCTTTTCAATTTCCATTCGTAAATCTTTTGATGATATTTCTGTTTCTTCATCTAATAATCTACGAGGTGTGGTATATTCTTCTTCATTATAATCATATAATTCTTCTTGACTTGATATATCAATACTATGTTGTTCATTATTATTATCTGGAATATATTCAACTAATTCACCTATATTATTTCTTAAACTTCTATTTCTTTTTGTAATATATTCACTATATTTTTTAGTATATTCTTTATCAATTTCAGTAACTTTATCATCACAAGTTTTTAATGTATCAGCTATAATTTGATGAATATTTCTTTTATGTGCGTTGTCATCATCACCATTACCTTTGATTTTTTTACAACAACTATTACAGCAACCTCTATTTTCTATATAGTCATTTATTTCTTCGGTAAGTTCTTCATCAATTTCTAAATATCTATCTCTATGTGCAATAATTTGTTTGATAATAATACGTTTTTTATCTTCTAATCCTTTTTTCTTTTTATTATGAACTTCAGCTGAATAATTTACAAGATTATCTCTATCTAATTCATATAATTCACCATATATATTATTAAGTTCTTGAATATAAACACATTCAATATTACGTAATTTCTTAATTTCTGAGAAAATATTGATAGAGTATAATTTAGGATATAAATAACGTATTTTTTGAGGAATTATAAACTGATTAACTTCTTTTATATCATGTATCTCTTTCTCTATCGCTTCAATAAATGAATATAAATCGTGAGTTAAAGTTTCAGCAGAAGCATCTGTTGGAGCATATAATACTTTACCAGCGTAAAATTCACATTTTGTTTGTAATTTATCAAATTTATAAGCAGTAACTCTAAATGTTTCTGCTTTAGCATCTAATTTTAAATATGATATCATTGCTAATAAAAAACTATTGAAACCCATTATAACAGCAACAATTATTCTATTTGTATCATTACTAGCACTCAATATAGAACTTATAGCGGATATACATATAGCAGGTATCATTAACATATTTAGAGAACTTTCAGCATAAGTTTTAGCTTCAATATATAATAATTTTTGACCTTTTAGATAAACTGAAATAATATCTAATGATGTTGATAATTGTGTTCTTAATCCCCAAAAGGTACCAACTATATCATTAGAAAGTTTCTCAAATAGACCAACATCACGACGAGCCATAAATTTTAAATTTTCCATAGTGTTGTTTAAATTAGTTTCATCTTGTGATACAGATTTTGTTCTATTAAGAGTAAAATTAGAACTACGTAATTGAATACTTGACATTTTATATAAAATGATTATATAAAATAGCAAAAAAAATTTATTATTGTGGAACTGATAATCCCCAAAAGTTTTCAGGCATCTTAAATGGACGATTACTTGGATATGCGGAATCACGTAATCGTTGTTCTTGAGTTCGCATAGGTAATAAATCACGACCATCAAAGAATTTAGCACGGTCTTCCCAATAAGCACGTGGATATGTTAACATGCGAAAAGGTATACCATCACCTAATGGAATACTATGAACTTTATTATCACCTGTATCTTCAATTATACGAACATACACAGTTGGTTGAACATAATTAGAACCTAATTTAGTGTAGAATGCATTAGGGAAATGAATTTTAAATTCAAAGTATCCATTAAAAATATCTACAATACCACGATTTGGAGTATTTTCAAAAGCCATTTCAGGACTACCATATGGTATACCAGAACCGCTAAATGATAAACCACGTGTAGGTGGATTAGCAGCCCAATACATTAATTTAGCATTATTAGTATTTGTTTTAATAGTTCCTTTAACAATATAATCACCTGATTGTTGTTCAAGGACAAAACCTTCACACGAACACGACATTTATATAATATATTTGAAGAATAAAATACATTATATATAATTTATTATTTATAAACAACGACTAATATTGTATGGTTGTGGTTCAGGATAAACATTTTGCATACGTTGTGATTGTGGTTTATCAGCGAAACGCTTATTCCATTCTCCACAACTCATTTGTAAATTATCTGTATATTGACGACCTTGACCTAATCCTTTAGGGTCATATAATGTTGAACTACAGACACGACTATTACATTTTACTAATGATTGTTCTGGTAACATAGTGCCTTGTTCATATGGTTCAATACAAGGACCACAACAGTTCTTTTGACAAGCATAATTACGGTTCATTTTCATTAAATCATTAGCATTATGAGTTAAAAACCGACGATATTCATGTGAATTTTGAATACCATATGAAGCACGAATTAGATTATTCGCATCACAATTTGGACGGTAATCAGTAAAATGACGAGCATCATCCATACGAGGTGGACATTCATCATATTGATTATTATTAGCCTTAAATGGACCAAAATCAAGTGGATATATATTCATATGAGAAGACATCTTTTATAATAATAAAAGAAAAAAGATATGATGAGTTATTTAGACAAATAGGATTGTGTAGTTTTCTTTGGAATTTCAACATTCTTTTCTAATAAAGTTTTTATAACTAGTTTCTTTGTTCCTTTTGGCTGAATATTATTATTCTTACATAAATCGCGTAATTCATTCATAGTATAACTTTCTTCTATCCATTCAGTATCTGGTAATAGTGAAATATTATTCATATCAATATTTGAATTAGTATCATCAGCTAAATGATCATTATTTTCAATAGATGATAAAATAGTTTCTTCTATTTTATTCATATCAATATCTTTATCTAATATTTCACTATCATTCGTATTATTATTAGATGCTGTTGATATAACATTTTCTAAATTATCATCTAATATTGTATTATCTTCATGTTTATTAATCATTTGTAATATCATTTGACTTATTCCATCTTCTTCAGTCGTATCAATAGTATCTTCTAAAATCTTATCCATTTCTTCAATATCTTTTTCTAAATTAGCTACATCTTTCTCTAAACTATCATCTTTAACAGATACATCTGATTTATTAACAGAAGATTGTTTAACTGTAGATTTATTAGATGGTTTAAAATTTTTGTGATATTCAGATAGCTGTAACCATTCAATATCACCAATTCTTAAACGCAATTCATTATTAATACGTTCTTGTCTAAAATACATTAATACTAATAAGACTACTAATAATAATACAGTTATAAGCGCAATTATTAATAGTAAATTAGACGAGGAACCCGTGTTGAGAGTAAAAAGTGATGCTAACATTTATTTATTTATAGACTTTATTATCCTAAATTAAACTCATAAGTTTTATTTTCTTTAAATATGATATACCTAAAATATGCCTTTTAAAATTACAATAAATCAAGAATATAGACCACTTATAAATGATATTATGAGATTTTTAACATTATTGATAGTTGTTAATGTTATAATGTTTATGACTAATCCAACTGATAATATTTTATTTGGTAGCGCATATACAAAATTGATGGTAGCTATATTATTAGGTGTCGCTACATATTGGTTAGTTGTTGACCAATTAATCGTATTTGATTAGAAAAAAACCTATGACTAATATATAAATGAACCAAACTACATATACAAGCAAATTTTATCTTGTCAAACCACTAGGTGACAATGTTCAAAATAACAATGTGAATTATCCATTAAGTTCATATCATACTTGGACAAATCAACGCGGATATGGTAATATTGTTGTTGCTACTAATACACCAACTAATAACATAGTCGGCTCTATTCATCCTTGGAATAGATTACCACCATTAGAAAGTCCATTTGATACTTTTGTTCGTATTGAAAGTGCTTGGTCAAGTAAGCCAATGGAATGTCCAAAACAAAATCCATCATATCAATATCAAAGCACATGGAAACAATAAACATAACAACCGAACACATAATTTTTGATATATAAAAACAACTATTCAATATAAATAGAAAATGAATATTTACATTGAATATCTTAATAATATATATATAATTCAATCATATATAAATGAAACATATGAAATGTCATATGAACGTGCTTGGTGGATAGCTAAAAAACAGCCTAAAACAACTGAAGAATTGAATTTAATAATAAATGAATCATTAAGTTGGTCATTTAATAAATATTATGGTGTAAGCTATTAAAGAGTTTTTAAAATTGAACTACTCTTCTTACCTAAATATCTACATGTTTTCCTCTTACAACCAGCACGATGGTCTTCTATTCTTCTACATCTTTGATTATAACTCATACAAGGTATATCTATAGCATTATAAATATATCTTTCTAAATCATAACCCCATTGTTTAATATCTATACGTGTATCAATATTTTTAACAATCGGTTTTTTTCTAATAAATGCATTATACAAATTTTTAATATTTTTAAAAGGTATAACTAAACCCAAATATTTAAAGAATATTATATAATGATACTTTCTAACTAATTCCATCTGTGAATGATGGACTGGATAATTGAATATTATACAATATATGAAATCCCATCCAGGTATATCTAAACTTTTCCCACTATTTATATCACTAATATATTGTTCATACTTCTTATATACAGTATCATATGTAGGGTCATCCGTATGTAATAGTCCTTGTTTACGTAATTTATCATTAACTTTATTATGTATTAAGTATAACCATTTAGTCAATTTTGCAGTATTATCTAAATAATTTTTAATAGGTATTTCATTAATATATTGAGAATATGACATACGACAATATATACAAGGTAAAATATGTTGAAGACTTTGAAAAAATATAGAATAGGTATCTTTTTCTATTTCATTTGGATTTTTTGGATAATTCTGTGCGATAGAATGTAATAATTTCCATCCATCTGGTCCCCAAAAACGTGTATCCATCTACTTTATTATTTATTTAGAGATAATTTCCTATAAAGTTTTAAATTAGTATATTATAAAAATGAATATTCTTGAAAAATTATCTAAACTAAAAAAGAAGCATTCTTATTTTTATGCTGAACAACATGAAAATGAATTACCTTTTAGTTTAGAAATAGACCTTAATGATACATTACATCAAGCTCCTTATGATGAAACATATCAACCATTAACTAATATTAATATGAGTCAACGAAAATTATTATTGAGTGAAATTCAACTAATGAATGAATATTATAAAATATATAGTACTACTTCACAAAAAACACCATTAATATTATATATTGGTTCAGCACCAGGTGTTCATATACCCTATTTACATATGATGTATCCAAAATTGAAATTTGTATTATATGATAGTGCTAAGTTTGATAAAACATTAGTAGACTATAATACTAAATTAGGTTCAAATATCTTTGAATTTCATGAAGATAATGATGGAATCTTCACTACAGAAAAAGCAAATGAACTAATAAATAAGTATACAGAATATGATTTATTATTTATATGTGATATTAGATTAGATTCCGATAATAATAATGATTTTGATAAAAATGTTATGAATAATATACGACAGCAAGAGGAATGGGTTCGTATATTAAATCCATTATTATCATTATTAAAATTTCGTTTACCATACAATGTTAAAGATAATATTACATACATATCAGGAAAATTATTATATGGTATATGGAGACCACCAAAATCAACAGAAAGTCGTTTATTAATACATCAAAATGAAATTAATCAAAATAATAACTATAATGGAGATAATTATGAAAAGAATCTTTTTTTTAATAGTAAGTATACTAGACCATTTTCATTTATGAAAGCATTTGATGATTTTCCAGAATATATTACAAATACAAATAAATATTGTCCATGTTTTGATTGTTATGCTGAATTAACAATATTGAAAGAATATGACAGTATAATACCATTAACTCAAACAAGTTTTAAAAATATGGATGATATTATTAATATATTGACTAGATGGTATTCAAATAAATTTTGGAGCTTGACATGGGATGAAAATTTATCAATTGAAAATAGTATGAGACAATTTGATGAAGAACCTAATAGTATATTAGGAGTTAGACGACATATACCGACACAAAATAAGAATATATTAATAGCTATACCAAAAGTGAATATATATAAATTAGAAAATTTTGAAAGTCTATTTGTTGATTATATTAGTGGTTTTTATGAATCAATTAAACAAATTAATATTCCTAATATGTGTAACTATTCTATAATAATATTAGATTCATTACCATTTAAAGAACATATATATTATGGTGCCTTATTGAATAGTGTATATAGTATAGCTAAATTTAGTGAATATGATACTATATTATTCCATGAACCGTTTTTAAGACCAAATAAAAAGATGTTAGAATTGTATTTATCTGGTTCAATAGAGGATGATATAATATTATATAGTAATATTTATAGTGATTCGGTAAGTCCATTATCTGTATTTGCGATTAAGAAGGATGTATTCAATTTTACGAATGGATTTCCTAATAATATATGGGATGTATTAATGTCTTATAATATTTGTTTAGAAAGAATGAAAAGGACAAATTTTAGTATAAATTATGTAATAAATAATGAAATAGATAGTAATTCAATATATTTTAATATATCTTATACAGATGATATAGCAGATGTTAGACCATCTAAATTAGCAATTGAAATGTCAAATGATGAAATAAATAATTTGAATATAATTAGAGAAAAGTCAAATTATGATAATTGGTGTGGACTAAAACAAAAATACTTTTTTCATACAGAACAAATTAGATATTATAGTGATAATACAGGTAATATACCTGAAATAAAAGTATATAATATTTCCTTACACAATAGTTGTACTTTATATAATGAAATAGATTTATATGGAACAAAGATAGAATCTATAGATGATATAAATAGATTATTAATTGAATTTATAAAAATGAGAAAGGGAATTTATATGATAGATGAAAAATTGAATATAATAGATGAAAATAAGATAGAAATAGAATATGTAACTAATGATACATTTTTGGGAATAAATATGAATTATGGTGAATTTATAGAATGTATATTGAATATATTAGAAGATTTATTTTTGTATATAAGATTATTACGAACAGATGATGAGAATATAGAAAAAATATTGAATTTAATGATAAATAAGTGGTATGTATATATTTCTGTAATAATTACAAATGAACCAAAGAAGATGATAATAGAGTTGAGTAATCCAGAAAGATTGATAGATAGTGAATTGAGTTATAGTTCTTTAACAAAATTGAGAAAGATATATGAATATTCACAAGTTGAATTAGATAAATATGTTATGAGGTCATTATATTATGATTATGATGAATATATGAAAGATATTGTAAAGTTTATGTTACATTATAATAAGTATACATATTTGAATTTATTGGTCCATAATTTGAATGTATTTAAAGTGATGAAGAATATAAATGATTTTGAAGAAACAATCATATAAACATTAGATATTATTTTATATAAAATAATATGGAATGTCCATTATTACAAAAAAGTGTATTTGAATTTTACACTCATAATAATAATCTTATATGGAATATTGATAATGTTATAGAAATATTAGATGAAAATTGTCAGGTAGAAAATATATTGAATAAACACAAAGAATATATTGATAATATAGATAAGAATATTTGGAATTATAATAAAAAATTAGTAAATGACTTTGAGGCATTACATATACCATCTAAAAATATGTTAGAAAATAATGGTGTTGCTGATTATATTCCAATAAGTCGTGCGTTTTTTAAAATGTTGGAAATATTGAATGACTTTCCATCTATATTAGATATATCAGGAAATGTATTATATGGTGCTTTATGTGAGGGACCTGGTGGATTTATAGAAGCATTCAATTTTTATCGTAGGAATATGCATGTAAAAGATAATATAGTGGCTATAACATTACGTAATGACTTAGATGATACAGTTCCATCATGGAAGAAATCAGATGATATATTAAAACAATGTAATAGAATTTATATAACTTATGGATTTGATAGTACTGGTAATTTGTATAATATAAAAAATATAGAGTATTATGTTGATATGTTCGGTGATAATAAAGCAGATTTAATAACAGGAGATGGTGGATTTGATTTTTCAGAAAATTATAATAATCAGGAAATAACTATAGTTCGTTTATTATGGTGTGAAGTAGTTACTGGTATTCTATCATTAAAGAAAGGTGGTTCAATGATTATAAAATTATTTGATATTTATAGACAAGTAACAAAAGATATTATATATATATTATGTCATTATTTCAATAAAGTGTATATATCTAAACCATATACATCAAGACCTTTAAATTCTGAAAAATATGTAGTTTGTATTGATTTCAAAAATAATATAAGAGATGATGATATTGATAATATGAAAAAGATAATTGATAAGATGAGTAGTGTAAATTATAAGCGTATATTAAAAAATGAAATAGATAATGATTTTAATAAGTGTGTAGATGGGATGAATACTGCATTTGCTTTTAGACAAGTTCGTTATATGAATAAGGTATTTAATATAATAAATAAAAATGTTATGTATAAGGAGATAACATTATTACATAAGGAGAGAATAATTTATGCGATAGCATGGTGTATAAAGTATAATTTTCCTATGAAGAAAAAGTATAATTTATTAAAAGGAAAGCATTTTTGATTTCTGTAAAATAGGGTTACGTATTCTTTCGGAGAAATTTATACCATAGTATGACCATACATCCTTATTATTCAATTCAATCTTTAGAGAACCTGAATTAGTATAAATATTATGTATTCCAAATTTATCAATATAATTATTAATAAGTTGATTATTAAATATATTATTTCTAATATATTTAGTTTCAATATGAGAATTAAAAGTGAGACTATTATTAGTTAGCCAATTATGTTTAGAATATTCATTGATTGCTTCATTTAATGAATAATCTTTATTATTATTGTAAATAAGAAAATATTTATTATTAGAAAGCAAAAACAAATGACTAAACATATCTACTAATATATAATAGAAATTATTTATAAAACTTTATACGTTTATATAATTTTAAATTTCTCCATTATTTAATATAAATTATGTCTATACTTATTAATAATTTTACAGATATAGACTATTTATATGAGTTATATGATAGTTCTTATTGTATAATTTTTACACATCGTAATAATATTGATATATCACAATGTAATACAGATATAATAATATTTGACTTATATAATGAGCTAATACCTATTAGAAAGAGTGTATGGAAAGAGACTAATAGAGCTTGTAGTTTATTAGCAAATGATAAATGTGAAAATGGTTATAGTATAACTAATAATATATGGAACATATTTTTTATAGAATATATTATGAATAATAGACCTATAAATAATGGTGATTTATTAGTTATGGATGGTGATATATCGGGAGTATTTGGAATATATGATAAGAGACATAGTAATATTGATAATTGTAAGGTTCGTTTATTTTTTTCAAATAAGTTGAAAACATTTGTATTATATGATATCTTTGAGACTGAAATGGATAATAATAAATATATAGTCGGTCAATTATTGTCACATCTAAATGTAAATTATCCTAATATATGTTTTAAAGATGTTAGTAATGGTACATATAAATGTCCAATATCTTGGCGAAAATTTACAGAGAATACATATGGTATTTGTAAAAATAGTGATAAGCCAATATTAAAACAGTGGTTAATAGATAATGAGATAAATTACTATCCGATACATATATTATCAGAATTGAAGATATTATATGTGTGGTTAATATTATTATTTAAATATTTAAAAAGGGATAAAGTTAATAAGAAGTGTGATTATAAGAAAATAACATATGTATTTAGTGATATTGAATATAGTAAATTGAAGAAATATGCGAAGGATGAGAATATAATAGAATATATATTAGATGGTTATTTAAAATTTATGGGAATAAAGTGGCAAAAAGATTATTTATTGTATGAAATCAATATTGATGGACATAAAAGAGATATATATCCATTAGTTCCGAATATAGATGATTATAGTGTATATAAAAAGAGTAAATGGATAAATAGTTGGATTAAAAAGTGGAAATTGTGTAATAAGATAGAAAAAATATTAGTCAATGTGTATGTAATAGGTGATATAGATAGTAGTGAATTGATGAAGAGAGATGATATATTAATACAGATAGATATTGGATTAAATAAGGAAGGTAGATTAGTAAATATAGTGTATATGGAAGAGAGTGAAGAAATGATGAAATGGAAACAGGTGTTAGATAATTTTTTGAATATGTGGGTAAAATAGTAGTAATACTCATTGTATATATAATGAGAATAACTAGTGAGTTGTTTAATTAGAGTAAGCTAAACCACCCATACCAGACATGATACGTAAAACGTTGTAGTTGACAGCATAGATACGACAGTATGCGTTTGCTTGTTGAGTAGTTGATGGTGTTCCTTCAATGACTATACCATTACCAGGGAATGATAAAGTTCCTTGATTTAGTGTATTAGCGGTTAATGTTAATAATAAGTTAGCATTGTCAATACGACTGAAGTTACAAGAACCAGAAGGTTGATGTTCTTCAGGGCGTAAAGCGAATGAATAGACATTGATACCTAATTGTGGTGTGCGTGTATGATGTTGGTATGGTTGAACATAGTTGAAGTAATCACCATCACGAACAGCAAAACGGTCTTGACCGTTAAGTTGTATTTTAGCAGTAGCAGTAGTATTATAACCTTTATCCATAATATAGTTACTATTTGATAAGTCACCTGTACCTACAAGCATACCTAATGTATTAGGGAAACATTCAGCTAGACCGAATATTAAATTGCTACCAAGAGGATCAAAAGTGAATGTAGGAGTTGCATCTAAACGGTCTGTATAATTATACCATTGTAAGTAAGTTTGACTGAGTGCTTTTTGTGTAACCCATATAATTTCTTTAACAGGGTGATTGAAGTTTAATTTAATTTTAGTGGATGTAGATGATGTAATAGTTTCTTGTCCAGGATATTGTAATTGTTCAATTAAGTATTCATGTGATAATTGAGCGAATCGGCGACGTTCATCAGTATCTAAGAATACGTAATCAACCCATAATGATGCGGAGACTAATGAACCAATATCAGTACTAGTTGAATTTGGAACATATAAGTTAGTAGTTGAATTAGGACTGTTACTTGGAGTTTTAACTAAAGCATAAAATAGTTCTTTAAGAGTAGAGAATTCAATATTAATTTTAACTTCATGGTATTGAAGAGCAATTAATGGTAAAGCAAGACCTGGATTACGACAGAACCAGAATTGTAAAGGAATATATAATTTTGTTTGTGGAATAACACCATCCATACCAAGACCTGCTTTGATTTGTGGATTGATACTATTAGCAGTGAGTGCTGGAATATTACCAACCATGCGTTGATAGCCAACATCTTGACCAGGTGGGAGAGTTAATTGATTCCAAATATGTAACCATTCACCATAATGTTTATCAATACGTTGACCTCCAATTTCAACTTCAACATAGTTGATTAAGCGTTCACCTACATAATTGACCCAATGAGCATTTGAAGCATCTGGGACTAAAGCATTTGAAACATCAACTGATGGTAAAATAGCTTCTAAGTACATACGATAGATTAAGTCCCCATTACGTGAGATAGTACTGCTAACTTTTTTACCAAAGTCTGGTGTTCCGTTGAATGTTTGTTCAATAGCTTCTACAGAGAAATTAGTGTGTCGTCTATAGACAACTTTAAAAAATGTTATTTGTGGATTACCTGTTAAATATACATCTTGTGAGCCATATGCGACTAATTGCATTAAACCACCAGCCATTTTATAGTATTTTATATATTATGATAAAAGAAAATAAAAACTAATGATAAAACTTATATGTTTCTTCAGTTTTAAATTGCGTTCATATTTTATATATCTAACATCATAATAATTTTCGTTTAAAGATATTAAAAATTCTAATATTTTAGATACATATGTATGCCTGTTTTTAAACATAAGAAGAAGACTTATAACCCTAAAAAGGATGAATCAGCACCAATTACTATAGATGATACACATAGTAATAAATTACAAGAATTAGATGAATTATATAAGTCAATACCAAAAAAGGAGAAAGATATAGTTAATTTAGAAGAAGAATATAAAAATTTATATGAAATGAAAGATGGACAATTAGATACAAATAATAATATAGATATAGTAATAGAAAAAAGATTAGAATGTCGCGAAAAGATAGAAAATATAAAAAAAGAGATAGAACAAATTAAATATGATTATAAAAATAAAAATTATCAATTAGATTCTTGTCATATTCTATTTCATTATTTTAATGATAATATTGATGATAATAAGACAAGTAAAACAGGTATATCACATATTAATAAAAATAAAAAGAGTATTTTAGATTTTTTTACACAAAAAGTAGAAACCAAAGAAACAATAATTAAAAAAGATTATATAAACAGTAAATCTAAATCATCATTGATGGATGAATATTTATCTTATATAGACCCTGCTTATGTAAAAAAAACAGCATTTCAAACATATTTTGAAGAAATATGTCAATTATGTAAAGAACAAAAAATTATAAATATGATGGAAAGTGTTCTTATATGTCCTAATTGTGGAACTGAAGAAAAAATATTGATTGATTCTGAATTACCATCTTATAAAGAACCACCACGTGAAGTAACATATTTTGCTTATAAACGTATAAATCATTTCAAAGAATGGTTATCACAATTACAAGCAAAAGAGAGCACAAATATTGATAAAGATATTTTTGATAAGATATATAATGAATTGAATAAGGAAAAGTATATAGATAAGAGTAAATTGAAGTCTGAACAGGTATTACAAATATTGAAAAAGTTGGGATTATCTAAATATTATGAACATTGTCCATATATAACTAATCAAATATCTGGTAGACCTGCTCTTAATATAGATCCTGAAACTGAAGAAAAAGCTATAAATATGTTTAAGGAAGTTCAAGGACCATGGATGAAATATGGAATGAATGACCGTTCAAATTTCTTTTCTTATCCTTACATATTGTATAAGTTTTTTCAATTATTGGAGAAGGACGAATATTTACCCGAATTAAGATTATTAAAGACACGAGAAAAGTTACAAGAACAAGATGAAGTTTGGAAGAAAATATGTGATGAATTGAAATGGGAATTTATAAGAACTGTCTAATCAAATATACCTAATTCTAATATAGTATTATCACTATTATTACTAATATAGTCTAATGGTGTATTAATAGGATATTCTAATACTTTATAGAATGGTTTATATGATGTATTAGTGTTAAGATATTTTTTGTATAGTATGTATGAGTTATCAATGGCTGATTGTTTATCAAGATAGATACCAATAATATTGTAGTCAATTGTATAATTGATATGAGAGAGTTCTTCAAGTAGAATATATATTTTTGACATAGACGCTAAAATATACATTCATTTTTTTTATAGATAATTTATTTTATTTAGCGTAATGCTATACCACCTGCCAACGATGAACCTATTGCAAATCCCGCCCCGGTTCGGCTTGAAACGGCGATTGAGGGAGAAAATGTGTCGAGCAAGCAAAAAGTTGTTGCTGCTGTAAATGCGATTACTAAAATTTCACCAGCATCCATCTTCTTTTGAGGGATAACGTATGCTGCTAAAGCTACCATTAAACCTTCAACTAAATATTTAATAGCACGTTTGATGATTTCACCTAAATCAAATGCTGAACGAAAGTGTTGAACTTCTTTTTGAACAGTATCCATATTTATATATATTATACAAATAAAAAAAAATACTTAAAGTTTAAATGTTTGTTCTATTTAAGAAGATGAGTAGTGATAAAGAAGACTTTTTAACAGTTGACCATTCTATTCCAGGCCAAAATTATGTTTGTCTAAGTTTTGTTTCTCCTGAAGAAGTTATTTTAAACAAAAGTTCATTTTTTGTAAGTCGTTTCTTAAAAAGTATCGTTGGCGATTTCGCATTCTCTGATGAACCTACATTAGTTGAATTAAAAGCATTTAAAGAACAAGTTAGTAAAATGTTAGACCCATCTCAATGTGATGAAAAATATAAAGACTATTTATTTGCTAAACAAGATGAATTAGAAAAAGAATACTACGAAAAGAATAATTACCAAACCTCTATTCGTGGTCTTAAAGTTCGTGGTGTTTATGATACTCTTAAAGAAGCTCAACATCGTGCTAAAGAAATTCAACGTAATGACCGCAGTTTTAATGTCTATATCGGTCAAGTTGGATATTGGTTACCATGGGACCCAACACCACAAAAGGTAGCTAATCAAGAATATTTGGAAGAAGGATTAAATAATTTAGTTAAGAAATATCAAGAAAATCAAAAGTTCAAAGAACAACACTTTCAAGAAAACTTAGACTATGTTAAAGAACAAGCTGCTAAACAAGCTGAAAAATCTCGTCAAGAAAGAGAAAAAGAACGTCAAGAAGAACAAATGAAAGAAATTGATGATTTACTTAAACAATTATCCAATAAAAATTCCTCCGAACAATCATCCATTGAAGTTGTTGAAGAACGCAAAAGTAGTGATAGTTTAGCTGATAGTTTAGGTGCACAAGATCCATGGATGGCACGTCATAGTGAAAAGAAGACTGATGAATAAACACTTTATTATGTAAGTATAATGTAAATAATATGAGAACTCTTATTATTACATTATTATTCTTAGGAATAATTTTGATGATTGTAGGATATTTAGAAAATTATAAAGATTGCCCATTACCTCGTATTGAATACCGTTATATTCCTCGTAATTTTTATGAAGAACAAGTTAGCGGTATGAATTTGAGTAATCTTTATAGTCAAATATTTAATGATCCCGAAGTATGGAGTGTATACCCATTAGGTATGATAGAAAATAATGCGTCATTAACACCAGCACAATTCAAAAATTTTATTCGCTCATCCTAATATTAAAGACATATAATTACTATCATAAATTATGATAGTAGGTATAATTGGTTTAGGCTTTGTTGGTAATGCTATATATCAATCTTTTCTTAAAAAAAATATAGAAGTTGTAGTATATGATAAATACAAAAATATAGGTAATTTAGAAAGCTGCTTAAATACTTCAATTCTATTTTTAGCATTACCTACAGTATATGATAGTAGCTTAGGTTCATATAATAAACAACCCATATATGAAACATGCGATTATTTAAATGAATATAAATATAATGGTGGTATAATTATAAAAAGCACTGTTGAACCTACTAGTACAGAAGAATTATCATTAAAATTTTCAGAATTAAATTTTATTCATAATCCTGAATTTTTAAAAGCAAATACCGCAGAAGATGATTTTCATAATCAAACTCATATTGTATTAGGAAAGTCATCAAGATGTAATGAAAATGTATTTCATAATATTACTGATTTTTATAAAAGTAATTATCCAAATGCTAAAATTTCATTATGTTCCTCTATGGAAAGCGAAATGATGAAAATATATGTTAATTCATTCTATAGTGTCAAAATTCAATTCTTTACAGAAATGTATCTAACATGTCAAAAAGTCGGTACTGACTTTAAAACAGTTCGTGATATGATGTTAGCAAATGAACAAATACATCCATCTTTTACAAATGTTCCTGGACATGATGGACAAATTAGTTATGGTGGTTTATGTTTTCCTAAAGATACTAATGCTATAAATCAATATATGATACGCAATAATATTCCTAATGGATTATTAGAAGCTTGTATAAAAGAACGTAATAAGATGAGAAATGACCATGATAATTGTCATCTATACTAGTTCATTTAGAATATACGTATCTATAATTTTATCTACATCTTTTAGTATTTTATGTAGATTATGTGTAGGGTCTATTTTATAATCATATGGAATATTAATACTATCATCTAATGTAATAAATTTAAAATTTAATTGTTGTAATCTTTTAAATTTATCATCAGTATTAACAAATGGACTAACATATAATCCATATTTACATAAATCACTATTTATATAATTTATGAATTTATGCCTATAAATTAGATGTTTTGACACTAATTTCATTAATAAATGGTTGTGTCCTATTATACCAAATCTAATCATATATAAATATGTTATATTATTTTTTATCTATAGATAAAGGATATATTTTAGCATCTTTAGGAATAGTATCTTTTAATATATGAAAGTTTTTATAAATTTTATGTTGGAATATATGTTGTGGTTCTAAGTTAAATTCAAAATTATAGATATCACAATATATACTCCAATCAAAAGCATTCAAGTCTAATTCACCCGATTTTGATGAAATCCATTTTTTCATAGCTTTACCTAAATCAGTATCTCTATAATCTTCCCAAGCATTCAACATATTATGTGTAACCATTATCATATCGCTCCATTTATAATCTGCAGGCATACTACTATCTTTACCTCTATTATTTATTTTAGGATAGTAATATTGACAAAAGCAGTCATTATCACTAGCAAATATTTCATTCCAACCACCATGTCCATTAAATTGATATGTAGCACGCCCCCAATCAATAATCTTAATAATATAACCATATGTAGGAACACGAAAATATTGATTTTTATATTTATAATAAATATATTGTTCTTTTGTTATAGATAACATAACATTGCTTAAATGTAAATCATTATGTTTTATACCGAATATTAATATCATAGTAGTAATAGCAGCATAAATTTGAAATGAGAATGATAATAGACTATGATAATCTAATTTATCGTGTTCATAAAGAACATCAATATCCATTTCTGCTTTTTCAGTAGCTAATAGGTAACAAGGATAATTTTCAAATTCAAGAAAGACTCCTTTACGTTTAGTATAAAATTTAATATTATCACCATTTTCTTCAATATATTCTTTAACATATTCTTCATCACGGAATGATGATTCTTTTGTGATATCAAATGTAAATTTATCCATAATTGTTCTATAACAACCAAACATTTTACCAAAATGTGGACTAAAATCCAATTCATTTAATTTAGATACTAAGTATGTTATCATTATTTCCATATTATTTGGACTATTTGGATGATATACACTATTATAGTATATATTTTCATAATAAGGATTCATATGTCCTTTATTGTAGTGTAGATGAGATAAATTGTATGGTAAAAGTGGAATTTCTTTAAGAAATATATTTGTATGATAAAAATGTCTATTTGTGGTTTTAATTTTAGCTTTATAAAAATAGCCGACTACATCAACACGGTCAATTTTTTTTACTAATTTTGCTAATCTATCATTGTGATTTAATGACTTTTCATATTTAAGATGTGTAGTAAATTCACGTAATATTGGATTATAATATGTAAATGATTTATTTTTTATTTTATAAAATTTATTGATAGAGTTTTCAATTTCATTAAATTCTTTATCAGGAACCATTCTTGATGTTAAAGATGAGTATATTTCATCTAAATTTATATTCATTAATAAAGCTTGTTATAATATCTAATATTTTTTTGATAATGATAACGCATGTTGCGTTTGTTCTATTATTGATTTATTATAGTTTTATTATAACTAATGTCAGTTGAAATAAAACGGTTTGATATGCGTAGTATAGATGACGATAAAGTTTGTGTTATGATAGGAAAAAGAAATACAGGTAAATCATTTTTAGTAAAAGATTTACTCTATTATCATAAAGATATTCCTATAGGTAATGTGTTGAGTGGAACAGAAGAAGCAAATGGATTTTATGGGAAAATGATGCCACAATTATTTATTCATGGTGGATATACACCTGATATAGTTGATAGATTTATAAAGAGACAGAAACAAGTTATTAAAGAATTGAAAAGGGAAGAAGAAAAAGGTATTCGTCCAGAATATTCAAATATAGACCCACGAGCTTTTTTCATATTAGATGATTGTTTATATGATAATTCGTGGACTTCAGATACAAATATTAGGTCATTATTTATGAATGGTCGTCATTATAAAGTTTTTTTTATTATAACCATGCAGTATCCACTTGGTATTCCGCCTAATTTACGTGCTAATATAGATTACGTATTTATATTAAGAAATAATAATACTAGTGATAGAAAGAGGATTTATGAACATTATGCAGGTGTATTTCCAAGTTTTGAAACATTTTGTCAAGTTATGGATTCATGCACACAAAATTATGAATGTCTTGTTATTAATAATACTGTTAGTAGTACTAAATTAGAAGATTGTGTATTTTGGTATAAAGCCGATCCGCATGATGATTTTAAAATAGGACATCCATCTGTATGGAAATATAATAATGATAATTGTAAGTCTGTAGATGATGACGATGATGAACAATTTGACCCTTATCAAAATAAGAAGAAGAAAGGTACTTATTTGACAGTAAAAAAGACTTATTAAAAATATTTCATAATAAGTTATTATGAAATAGTTAATATCTTATAATGGTGTATTTTTTACTTTATCAAGTAGATTATTCATTTCTGTATTAGTCATATCATTACCAAAATAAGATTTAAATGTATCTAAGACTGTTTGACTTTCTTTTAATACAGGACCCATATCTTTTAATGTAGATATTAATTGTTCTTGAGTTTTCATTAAATCTATGGTATCTTTATTGAGACCAGTTACTTGTTCTTTTGTTAAAGATTTATAATTTTCTAAGAATGAGTTTTTGTGGTCAAATTCAAATTTTTCAGATTCTATACTATCTTCACTTGTAATTTTATCTTCATTTTCTTTTATATCATTCTTATTATCTATTTGTTTTTGTTCTTCAAACTTTTCAAGACTAGAAGTTGACGTAAAAGATACAATAACAGACCCTAATATCATAGACAATGCGACTGAAAATAGTAAATTGCTTGTTATAGCAAATATCATAACTACTGATGCGAGTATGAATACAATGCTTACTGAATTTAAATATTGAAACATAGATACTATTGCGAATATGGAAATAATAGCTAATATAACGGTATTTATATTGTCTTTTATATTACCACCAACTTGTGTTAAGCGTTTATTCATGCTACATTTAGATTTACAGTATAAAGGACGCATCATACCATTTTTATGAAAGCTAAAAATATATAATATGAATGCTATGATAAGAAAAAGGTATTTTTGTAAATCATCAAATGATATCATTAGTATTTGTTATAATATATTTGTAGAAATTTTTAGACATACTTAGTTATTAATGAAAATATAACAGCTACTAGTAATGACAATATTAATACTCTTATTTGCATTTTAATAGCTGTATTAGCTGCAAATACGCTTGGTAATAATTTTAATAAATAGTAATATACAAATGGATTAAATACTAAATAGCATATTACAAAAACTATTAATGGTAATTTAACCATATCCCATATTGATTTTTTTGGTGCATAAGCTACATCAATCTTATTATTTTTTTGTTGAGTCTGTGAATTATTGATAGGTGTTGATTCAATATTCATATCTAAAGTATTTGTAAAATTACTTGGAACATTTATTGATGTTCTTAAGTCTGTAACAGGTGCTTGTGGAGCGGAACCGTATTCACGTAGAATACTATCAACGAGTTGGGCATCATCGCCATCCATATTCATCATTTTTTTATATAATATTTAGTATATAAAAAAACGCGTAAGATTACGTGCGTGTATCTATGGTTTGTATATTATCTGCGTTAGCCGGTGCTTTACAACTAGTATTTTTAGCTGTATATTTATAACATTTGTCATTAAATGAATATATTTTATTATCCATATCTTCAGATTTAGGACCTCTTATAACAATACAATTACGACCATTACATGATTTACGGAAAAAAATAGCAATACCTAATCCCCAAATAATTGAAATGAGAATTTGTATACGTTTATCTTTTAGACATTTTACTAACATGATATTTTAATATATTATTTCATTTTTTATTTTTGAATGTTTCAACTTTACGTTGGATTGGAATAGTATTTATTGATAATGGATTTTTTGGACAAGGCACTTCTTCTGTATGAAACATATAACAATTTTCTGCGTCATCACGGAATATATAACTGTGAGCATCATCAGGAGTTGGATATTTTATAATAACATCAGGACGACCACTGAATAAATAGACATAAAGTATACCTACAGCAAGAGCTATAAAAAAAGGAATTGGTTGAAAAAACTCGGTAATAGTTAATGGCATTACTTAATTTATACATTGATTTTTTATTTTTGATATATTAAAACTATTAATAATAAGATTTTCCCATTTTAGTATAATATTATTAACTCTATTTTCTTCTTTTGGATGTTCATCTAATGGACAAAATGGTTCTAATATATCATGCTTAGATTGTGTTAATAATCCTATTAATATTCCTCTATGTATTTGATTATTAAAATCTGTTTCATATTCAATATAATCTTGTAATTTATCACTAAAACCCATATTATATAAATAATTATTGATTTCGTTTATATCATCCTTTATAATAGGTTCATTAGATTTTGATAATTTATGAATATAATATTCTTCAGAATAATGAGTATTTTTTTTAAAAATCACATCTATAATATTACCTAATGGAATCAATGTATTTTTAATCTTATCACATAATTGTTGTGTATGAATATCACATGTTCCATTATCACATATATAGGTTATAATAATAGTATCAATATTATTATTGAATTTAACGATAATATCGTATGAATATTTTATAGGAATATCTTTAAATGTGATAGGACAACAGAAAGATAATATATTTGCCAGATATATGTTATCATTTATTTTATCTAAATCTAAATTAATTTTAGAAATGATAGTTCCTTGTTGACATTTAGTATGAATTAAGTTAGGGAAACGTTTTTGTATTAGTTGATATTTAATAGTTGTAGTATTATCATCATAATTGATTGATTGAAATAAATATGCTTTACGGCATTCATGTTCAACCAAATATAGATTCAAAAATTCTTCAATCGTAAGAGACATGATTGTATATGATAATAATATTAATATTTTTATGTGTATACGTTTGAACTATTATTAAATATTCAATAGTTTTATTAAATGGACAAAATTGATATTAATAATAGAACAGAATTATGTTTATTTATGGCATATGGCACAATTATACAGTAGTCTATGATGAATTATTTAAAGATAGAAGAAATGATAAGATTAGATTGTTTGAGTTAGGATTAGGTTCATTAGATGAAAATTTACCATCACATATGACATATGGTTTTCAACCGTTGGGCTCAGTTTGTGGATGCAGAAAATATTTCCAGAATGGTATGATATATGGTGCTGATATAGATAAAAATTTAGTGGTTGAGAGTGAACGATTAAAAACTTTTTATTGTGACCAAAGAGATAAACTAGTGATAGAAGAGTTATGGAATAATGAAGAATTGACAGGTGGATTTGATATTATAATTGATGATGGTTCACACGAATTTGAAGATACATGTATATTTTTTGAGAATAGTATTCATAAATTGAATAAAAATGGTTATTATATAATAGAAGATTTTCAAGAAGATATAGCAAATAAACTTGGGGTAAAAATAAAAAATGAATGGAGTCTTAGATACATAGATTTAACATTTACTATATATGATATTGCTAATAAGTATAATCCGATTGATAATAGATTATTAGTAATACATAAGGTTTAATAAATACTTAAACGATATAAATGCATATAAATTAAATGATAAGTTATAGTTACGATTTTATTATAGAACTTGCTAATAAATTTAGTGCGACATTAGATGAAGATGTGGCGAATCGTTTATTAGAAATAAAAAAGGGTAATAAGTTTATACGCCGTAAAAGTCCAATGCGTATGAAGTATAAAATACATGATTCTGTTGCTCAAAATTGGAGAAAAGATAGAGAAGAAAAAGAGATTATGAGTTTAGAAGAAAAGTTTAATTTAGAAATGCATTCTAATTTGAATAAATTGACAAGCAAAAATTATTCAACTATAGTTGATAAAATATTATCATTATGTGACGAATTATTGACTAACGAAAATAGAAATGAATATGAAGAAAAACTTATTCAAATGATCTTTGATAAAGCTAACACCGAAAAGACATTCAGTTATTTATATGCTCAATTATTGAGTAATATAGCAGAAAATAGCCTTAATGATATAGCTAACTTATGTTTATATAATTGTGATTTATATTATAAAAACACTGTAGAGACAAATATAGAAGAGGTAAATACCGATATGAATGATGAAGAACTTAGAAAGATTTTTAGTAGTAAAAATCAGTTATCGTGTGGATATATATTTATGGCTAATTTATATGTATTCAATTTATTATCATATGATAGCATATTGAAATATTATAAAGGTATATTAAAGTATTTTGATGTATGTCCAGTAGAATATTGTGATATATATTTAGATATTATTGAAAATTTATTAAAAACTGCGGGTTATCAATTAGAACAAAAAGCAAAATCAAAAGAAGATTTTTATAATGATTTTATTAGTGAATTATATAAATTACAAGGATTAAAGAGTGATGAAAATCCTAAGATGAGTAATAAGAATAGATTTAAGGTGATGGATATAACAGATTTATATAAAAGAAATTGGAATGTGCGACAAGTAACAGATGACGAAAATGATAATACATTCAAGAAGAATAAAGATAAAAGAAGAAAATAATGAATTAGTTTTATATAAATTTTATAGAATAGAATATTTATGGTAAGGATATTTATTAAAAAATTTCTGCCAATATAGATAAGTTTCATAATCATCTGGTGTTCCCCAACATATATAATGTTTACTTTCAAATACTTTAACAGTAAGTCCATCTTTTATATTTTGATTAACTACATCATCTACATAGAATTCACCGTTTGTTCTAATATTTTGTTCATAATTTTTATTTAATCCATCAATAAAATACCGTGCCTTTCTATAAAAAATTGTACCGATAATAGCATGTGTTTTTAATGGATCATCATATATAAATTTTTTACAAGAAACATGATGTATATTATTTTTTTCATCAACTTTTAACCAAGCATACATATTAGGATTTATTTTACTAGTTTGATTATTTCTAAAACTCCATACAATTACATCATTATTGTTATCTTCTATTAATTTATTATATTCTATACTATTATAATATACACCATTATCACATGCTGTTATTAAAATTGGAGAATCTAAATCTATATTAGTTTCTTTAATACCAATTTCAACTGTACAAGCTTGTCCTTCGGTAGTATTATCAATACCTATTATCTTAGCATTTGGATAATATTTTAATATATTTTCATGTAATGGACAATTATTTAGATGTTCGTTCAAACATATAAAAGTATGGTTTTTTGTATTAGGTAGACATTTTATAGCTTCTATAACCATTGGATTACCATTAACATCTAATAATGGTTTTGATATATTATATCCACGATTTGTAAATCTGCTACCTTTACCAGCCATTGGCATAATAGTAGTAATATTATATTTATCAGGTATTTGTTTAATAGGTGTAAGAGTATCATTAAAGTATGATGACCATCCTTTATAAATTTCAAAATCATAGGGAGTACCCCATTGTAACATATTATCTATTTCAAATATTCTAACTGATAAATTATCTTTAACTAATAGATTATATACCATACTTACATAATATTCATTATTAATGTGTATATCAAATTCAATTAATTGTTTAAAATATTTTTTCATTATATTTCCATTTTTAAAATAATAAGTTCCATTTGATGCGAATTCATTCATTTTATTATTTGTAAATGATTCTTTTTCTTTTATTTGAGCCATCCACATACTTCCTTTTTCTGTTTCTTTCAAAAAAGCATAATTATCACTACCCAACATATGTGGATGGAACCCTTTATAACAGGCTACCGAACCGTCTGCATTATTATTATTACGAGCATCTAATAAAAAATTATGATAATTCCAGTAAGTGCCATAATCACAATAACTAATTATAACTTCTTTATTATCATCAATATTATTAAAAATTTGTGAAACTGCATGAACAGGACCTTTTCTATTATTAACTGGAACAGAATATATATTTGAATGAGGACATAATTTATTCAATATACTAATAATATTAGTATTTTCTATGTGTTCGTTATTGACTATGAATGAAAAATTAGATTCATTTGGAAATAAATTTATAATATGTTCAATAATCGGTTTATCATCTATATCAATTAAATATTTTGGTTTATTATAACCAGCATCTATAAAACGTTTGCCTATACCAGACATAGGAATAATAATTTGTATATCATTATTTAGCCATTTTGGTATATTGTATATTTTTGTACAAATCATATCAACTTGAATATTATTTTCATAAAGCAGCTTTTTATAAACTTCTATTTTTTCAGGTTGAGATTGTAATTCTGGAGATACAATACATATATTAAATCCATTCTTCTTCAATATTCTGAAAGTATCATAATCTAATGGAAGATTATTAAAACAATCAATCCATACCCATTTTACTAAACCTTTCATATTTAATACAGTATCTAGACCTTCATATTCTGATAGACGGATAGCTATATTTTTTTCACCTTCACTACTAAGTTTTTTTATCATAGGAAATGATGAATCTAAAAAAAAGTAATCAGTAATTTTATATTTTTTTAATAGATGAATAATATGATATTCTATTCGTTCACTTTTTATATTAAGTATAATAAATGAATGTTTATATTCTTTTAAAAAATCTTCAAATAGTTCACCTTGTATAAATGGATCATGTGATAAATGAATATTACCATTTTGATCGTCACGTAAATCTAGTTCAATTCCATATTTATATGGTATTTTTTTTAATTCTTCTATAGTATTTATACGATGTGCTATAAAAATCATTATTAATAAATTATTTATATAAAATGTTTATATTGATTTATATTGCGTCATCTTTATTAAAGATAAATTTCCAATTATGTAATCGTGGCATGTCCATCATTTTCCATGCATAATCTAATTTATATTCAGACCAACAACGGTTATGTGGCCATATATGAAAATTAATAATTATATTAGAATTCATTATATTTTTATATTGACAATGATATATAAAATTGACATTTGATCCTTCACCTAAGTGAATTGTTTCAGCATCTTCAATCAATTTTAATAATAATCCAGGACAGTCTGCTTGAAAATCAATAATTACTGATTTAAAATTATTTTTTATGAATTTATATTTATCATGAATATTGTTTATAATATTATTTATTATATTATATTTTTCATCATTATTAATATTATATTTTTTCAATATAGATTTTTTGATAAAATCTTCTTTATCATGGTCTCTTTCATAATGAAAATAATCCATCCGTACTATATTATTTAAACCAACTAATTTATAATAAAATAAATGGTTAATATCTATTGTTGTTGGAGGATAGTGTGAGTTTGGAATACATAAATATTTTTCAGGTATTTCTAAAATATTATTGAGCGGATTTTTATCATTAAAATAATATTTAGTATCAATATTTTTATTATTTTTAAATAAAACGCTCGGTTCTTTCCAATACCCTGATAAAACATTACATATATGAAATGTATCATATGAATTATTATTAATAAGTTCTTCTGGACTTTTGTTATATATTATAAAAATACGATTATTATAATATTTACATTTTTTAAAAAATATATCATAATATAAATATATTTTTTCACAACTACCTATCCAGAAATAGATATTATTATAATAATCTAATAAAAAGTATACCATGCCTATCACAGATAAACAATCACCATATGTATGACATGGTGGTATAATAATTATATTTTTATACATTATTATAATAATATATAAAAATATCAAATACGAATATTTTAATAAATAAATGAATATAATATCTTTTAAAAATAATAATATTTATAAAAACTTATATCCTACCGATATAAATGGTCGTGAAATTAATATATATAAGTTTAATAATTGTACTTTCTCAGGTATTAATTTATATTATCCAAATGTATTATTGAAATCATCTGATAGTACATATAATTTATATTTACCATTATTAGAAAGAACAATGTCATTAAATATGACTACAATATATGAGAATTATGATATGAAATATAATTGGAATAATAAAAATAGTATAAATACTGTAGATAATCCTGTATTTTTTTTTGTATATAATACAGAAAATTATTATCACTTTATCTATGATACATTACCATATTTAATATCATATTTTGAACTAAAAAAAAATATAAAACAATTAAAGTTATTAATTCAATATCCAAATTCACAAAAAAAAGAATTATATAATTTTGTTATAGATTTTTATAAATTATTACAATTAGATAATGATTTAATTTATATTGATAATTCTACAACTTATAATGAAGTATATATATCAACTTCATATACTCATGATATAGATTCTAATTTACCTCCTAGAAATGAAATTTATGATTTTTATAAAATGATGGTTAATAGTGTAAGAAATAAATACGTTAAAAATACACCAAAAAAAATATATATTTCAAGAAGAACGTGGATTCATAATGACTATAGTAATATAGGAACTAACTACACAACAAAGAGGAAATTGAAAAATGAAGATGAGTTAGTTGAGTATCTATGTAAAAAAGGATATACTGAAGTTTTTACAGAAAATATGTCAACAATTGATAAAATACTATTATTTAGTAATGCGTCACATGTAATTGGAGCTATTGGTGGTGGTATAGCTAATGTTTTATTCTCAAACGAAAATACAGAATTAATAGCATTAGTATCACCTACTTTTCTAGATATTAATAAGCGATTTATATATTCACTTAATAAAGTAAGGATGACTATTTTTGATGATACATGCCATTATGAAAGTGATAAATATAAAAAATATATGAGAGTTAAATATAATAATATTATAGGTGAAATAGATGAAATTAATGGTGATAATTTAATAATATCATATACTGATGGTAGTAATACAGGATGGAATAATCAATATAAATATGATAATATTACAATTAATAAAAATGATGTTATATTATTAGATAATGGCTTAAATTCCGAATGGATCGTGAATAATATTGAAAATATCATATAGAAAATATGCTTAAAATTAAATGATACTTAATCATAATAATAGTATAAAATGAATAATCTTATTAATATAAATACAATATGTAACAATAATAGTAAAAATATGCCTTGTCAGTCTATTTATGATAGTTTTAATAATTTTATATTTTCAAATGATATTAAACTATTAGGTAAATTATTATATAGATATGACTTTTTTAAAAAAATAATAAATTTACCTGGTGATATTGTAGAAATAGGTGTATTTAAAGGAACTGGTATCGCTACTTTTTCAAAGTTTGTTGAAATATTTTGTCCAAACTCAAATAAAAAGATAATTGGATTTGATATATTTGATAAAGATGATGGTATTAAAATATTAGAAAAAGATAGTACAATAGATAAAGAAACTATGTCAGTTGTATATTCTAAAGTTAATGATAATGTGTTATCATATGAAAGCGTACAAAGTCGTTTGAATAATATGAGTATTGATAACAAATATATGTTAATTAAAGGTGATATAGAGGACACTATACCAATATTTTTACAAAATAATCCAGGATTTAGAATATCACTATTATATATTGATGTTGATTTAGAAAGACCTACCTATTATTCATTAAAATATTTATGGGATCGTATTCTACCTGGTGGTATAATAGTTTTTGATGAATATGAATATCATAAGTTTAGTGAAAGTAATGGTGTTGATAAGTTTTTAAAAGAATTTAATATTGAATATAATGTAGTCTCGACTAATTGGATGGCTCCTACAAGTTATATTATAAAAAAATAGCGTACTAATTAGTTATATTTAATATAACTAATTATTAAATGAGAATTGTTATATTAATAACTGGATTATTACGTTCATTTAAATTAAATTATAAACAGTTAGAACAGTTTATGAATAATCATGAATATGATATATACATATGTACATCAAAATATATAGATATTGATAAGAAGTTTTTATCTTATAATAATATTGAGTTGAATGAATTTACAAAAATAAAAGGAATAATTTATATAGATGATAATATTAATATATTTGAAAATGAATATAATAATATATCTAAAAATTGGTATAAGTTTAAAATAATAACACAAATAATTGATATTAATAATTATGATATAGTTATTAAAACTCGTCCGGATTTACATATAATTGATACAAAATATAATTTCAATAATTTCATTAATGATGAAAATACTATAAATATTCCATATAATAATGATATTTTCAATAAAGAACTATTTGAAAAATATAATTATATAAATGACCAAATGAGTATATTTAATATAAAATTATTAAATAAATTATCTAAATTATATGATAATATTGAAATTATAGCAAATACCTATAATTTACCATATGTATCTGAAATTATATTTTACAAATTTTTAGAAATAAACAATATTATTATTAATAGAGTTAATATTAATTATAAATTAATATTATCTGAATGTAATATTATAGCTATATGTGGTGATTCTGGTTCTGGAAAAACTACATTAAGTAATATAATAGGTCCCTTATTACCTACATCAGATTTGTTAATTTTAGAAACAGATAGATATCATAAATGGGAAAGAGGAAATCAACACTATAATAATTACACACATTTAAATCCTTATGCTAATAATTTAGAAAAAATGAATAATGATATATATAACCTTAAGATTGGAAATAATATATACGAAGTAGATTATGATCATACTAATGGTAAATTTACTCAAACACAACAAATAGATAATAAAACGAATATCATAATATGTGGATTACATACATTATATGATAATAATATCCATTCATTATTAGATTTACGTATATTTGTTGATACTGATAGAAATTTAATAAGAGAATGGAAAATAGAAAGAGATATCAATAAACGTGGATATAATAAAGACAAAGTATTAGAATTGATAAATAAAAGAGAAGAAGATTATATCAAATATATAGATATACAAAAAGAAAATGCTAATATTATTATAAATTATTTTAAAGATAATAATAATAATTTAAATCTTATAATAAGTATTGATAAGAGTTTATTTAATAAAATTCCTTATTTTATTACCAATTATAATATAAATGATAAATTTATAAATATAAATATTGATAAAGAATATATAACCCCAGCACATATTAAAATACAATATAATAATATTTATGATGGATATTTTGGATTTATTCAGACATTAATATATTTTTTAATATATGAAAATAAATGAACTTAAATAAGTTAGTATTTAAATAATAAAATGATATTTGAATACTACTTTTTTGATATAGATGATACGTTGTATGACTATACTACTTTACATAATAATATAATTATTATATTATGTAATAAATATAATATAAATTATGATTATTGTAAAAATATAATT